CCTGCGACAACGTTGATCTCGCCCCGTCCGGGTGGGCGTACACGATCAACATCGTGCTGACCGGCGTACCCCACGGGCAGCCGTACTCGGCGACGACCCCGTACGTCATGAACGCGCAGGTCAACTATGCGGACGGTGCCACCCAGGACCTGACGGCCCTCGCGGCGGTCGGGCCACTCCCGGACGTCAGCCCCTACGCCCAGCTCGCCGGCGACAACACGTTCACCGGCACGAACACGTTCAGCGGACCGGTCGTCCTGGGCGACACGGTGAAGGTCACCGCCAGTCCCGCCGACGGCGATGTGCTCACCTCCGATGCCGACGGCAACATGACGTTGCGGCCGCCGTCGGCGGGACTGGCGGTCGCGGGCGGCACGATGGCGGGCTGGTTCGCGCCGAACGCCGTCACGTTGACGGACGGCACATCGGTGGCGCTGGACGCGGCGGCGGGCAACGTGTTCGAGTGGCCGCTCGGCGGGTCACCGCATACTCTCGCCGCCCCGTCGAACCCGGTGTCCGGGCAGGTCATCCTCGTCGATATCCAGCAGCCCGCGTCCGGTGGCCCGTACACGCCGCTGTTCACGTCCGGGACCGGCGGGTTCGGTTTCGGCACCGACGGCCAGCCCACCTGGTCCACCGCGGCGTCGGCTCTGGACGAGGTCGCGTTCCGGTATTCCGCCGTCAAGGAAGCGTGGCTGTGCCAGGGCTGGAAGCTCGGCTTCTGATGGCCACCTACCGGCTGTTCCCGTCCACGTCCGGGCCGGCGTCGCCCGCCTCGTACGGCGGGAACTTCATCGCCGGGCTGAACTTCACCGTCTCGGGCGGGACATGGTTCGCGGGGTATTGGCTGTGGTGCTGCGACTCGGGCCAGTCCACGTCAGCGGTGACGTGCGCGCTGTGGTCCGTCACCGGAACCTCTACCGGGTCCGTGATCGCGGCCGCCACGGTCACCTCGGGCACGCTCACTCCCGGCGCGTGGAACTGGATCCCGCTCGCCCAGCCGATACAGCTCGCGCCCGGACCCCTGTACGTCGCCGCGATCGGCATGGTCGGCGATTTCCCGGACACGGACGGCGCGTTCGGATCGGCCGGCACGTATTCGGGGGGGATCGCCAGCGGCCCGCTCAAGGCGTACAGCGACCAGTCCGGGTCGGCTCCAGCCCCCTACGGCCGGGCACAGGGCGTGTTCTCCACCGCGTCCGCCGACGCCACCGTGACATTGCCGTCGCAGGCGAGTTCGTCGAACAACTTCTGGGTCGATGTGGAGATCTCCACCACACTCCCTACCGGCTACGCCGGGTCGTACCGGCTGTGGGCCAACACCGTTGCCGTCACCTCCGCGACCGTCACCGACAGTGCCGTGGCCTACACGCTCGCCACCGAGATTCACCTCGCTCAGGCGTGCACGCTGAACAACGTCTGGTACTACAGTCCGCCGGGCACGGCGCAGCTCGCGACCCGCGCGGACGTGTGGTCTATCAGCGGCGAGACCGCCGTCGCGTCGATCACATCGCCGTCCTGGTCGGGTGCCGCCGGGTCCGGGTGGGTGTCGGCGGCCTTCCCTGCCGGGACGACGCTGCCCGGCGGCGCGTACAAGGTCAGTGTCTACAACGGCAACGCGAGCCCGGACGGCTGGTCCGCGAAGGACGCCTCAACGGAGTACTGGTCGGCCGGTGCCGGCGCCTCCGGGATCACCGCCGGTCCGCTGTCCGCACCGAACCTCGCCGACGCCGCGACGGCGTACGTGTTCGACGGGTCGCTGCCCGGCTCGACACCACCCCTCACCAACGGCAGCCAGGAACCGGGGCAGGCAACGTTCTGCATGCCCCCAGCCAGCGGCTACCCCTACCTGTATGTCGACGGGCTCGCCCAGAACTACTGGGTCGACCTCGAAGCGACCCCACGGCCCGGCGGGGGATCGCTGCTGCTGGCCGCCCTCATCTAGGCCGCGCCCCTCGGGATCATCGGCGTCCCCGCATGAACGCGTCGACGTCCGCGCGGATGTACCGCAGCAGACGCGGCCCCACCCGGTGCGGCGCCGGGCCGACACCGGTCCGCGCCCACCGTCGCAGGGTCGGAACCGAAACTCTCGCCACGGCCGCGAATTCTTTCCGCGTGATCCACTCGCTTGTGGATCCTCCGGGCCGTTTGTGATCGTCCATGGACGCAAGAGTACGGGGAAGCCGCAGGTGACAGGCAATAAATCTTCCGGCCATACTGGCTCTAGACCGTAGATCTTCCTGTCTGGAGGCTCGACAAGGTGGCTTTCACCGGAACTCTTCCCGCTCCGCGCGGTATCCGGGTTCCGGCCGTACTGAAGCACCTCGCCGGGCATGTCGCCTCCACTGCCGCGACCGCCGCGACCGCCGCACAGCGCACCCTCGCCCGGCTCCGCGACGCCTACTTGACGATCATCGGGTTCGGTTTCGTGTCCGTCGCCGCGTTCCAAGAGGACCCGCGTCTCGGCTGGGCCGTCATGGGCGTCCTCGTGCTGCTGCTGGAGTTCCGCACCGACCCCGACGGCAAGACACGGCGACGCGAATGACGATGCCCGCGTCCCGCGCCGTGAAGGTGAGACTGTCGGACCGCCTCACCCGCGTCAACGTCACCTACCCGCCCCGCTGGGTGCTGTTCCCCGGCGACCGGCCGAACGCGACGCGCTCAAGATCACGGGCGGTGACGCGGATGGCTCCTGACATCACGCTGCTGCGCCTCGCCGACCGGCTCGATCGGCGCGCCGACGCCAACACCGCCGAAGCGGACGCCATCGGCGACCCGCAGGACGTCACTCGCGGCGTTCACCAGATGCTCGCCACCGAACTCCGCACCCTCGCGGCCGACCTGCGTGCCGGTGGTGGCCGATGAACATCGACGACGCGGTCGGCGAGGTCCGGCGACTCGACACCAAACCCGGCGACATCGTCGTGATCACGTCGCCGCGCCGTCTCACCCCCGACGAGTGGGCGTACGTCGAGAAGCAGATGACGACAGCCCTCCGGGATCACGGAATCCGCGTGGTGGTCGTCGAGGAGGGCGTGACCGTCGACGTACACGAGCCCACCGGCGAGCAGATCCGCGTCTACCTCGACGCACACCCGGAGCACCTCCACGCGGTCGCCGAGCGCGAGGCGCGTTTCAACCCCTCGCGCCGCCAGGTGGTGGGTCGCTGATGTCCAGCCTGATCGGGCGAATCATCAACGCCACGAAAGCGCAACCCCCCGTCGCCTACACCGCCGCCGGCTGGGTCAACTCCTCCGTCCTGCACGGCGGCTCCGACCCCGAGAACTACATGCGCGCCTACTCGGCGTCGGGGACCGTCTACTCGATCGTGTCGACTCTCGCCCGGTCGGCCGCGAAAGTCCCCTGGCACCTGTACCGCAGCCAGCCGCAGGCCGGACGCCGCCGCTACACCACCGGCGACCAGGGATCCGACCAGCGCAAAGAGATCGTGAAACACCTGGCTTTGTCGGTGTGGAACAAACCGAACCCATTCATGACGGGCCGGTTCTTCCGGGAATTGTCCCAGACGTACCTGGATCTGACGGGCGAATGCTACTGGATCATCGCCCGGGACCCCCGGGCGTCGTTCCCGACCGCCATGTGGCCCGTCCGCCCGGACCGGATGGAACCCGTCCCGTCCCGCGACGAATACCTGTCCGGCTACGCCTACAGGGGTCCGCAGGGCGAACTCGTGCCGCTCAGTCTCGACGACGTCATCATGATCAAGTATCCGAATCCGCTGGACATGTACCACGGCCTCGGACCCGTCCAGGCCATCCTCGTCGACATCGACGCCGGGAAGTACAGCGCGGCGTGGAACCGGAACTTCTTTTTGAACTCCGCCACGCCGGGCGGTGTCGTCGAGATCGACAAACGCCTGTCGGACGACGAGTGGAACGAGTGGACGAACCGGTGGCGTGAGGGCCATCGCGGACTGGCCGCCGCCCACCGTGTCGCGATCCTGGAGCAGGGCGCGACATGGGTGCCGAACGCCCACACGCAGCGGGACATGGACTTCGTCAACCTCCGCAACATCTCCCGTGACGTGATCCGCGAGGCGTTCCGGATGCACAAAATGATCTTGGGGACGACCGATGACGTCAATAGGAGCAACGCTCAAACGGCCCAGGAGCTTTTTGAGGCGTTCCAGGTCACCGAACGGGTCGCCGGATTCAAAGAGACCCTCAACGTCGACTTCCTGCCCCTGTTCGGGTCCACCGGCGACGGCGTCGAGTTCGATTTCGAGGACCCCATCTCCGAGAACCGCGAGTCCGCGGCGATGGAACTGGGCGCGAAGGCCACCGCCGTGCAGGCGCTCGTCGCCGCCGGGTACGACCGGCACGCCGTCCTGGAGGTCGTCGGGCTCCCCGACATGGCCGTCGCCGCGACCCCACCGCCACCGGCCGGGCAGGTCGAGCGGTACGAGCCGCCGGGTGACGAGCTGCTGCGCCGCGTCCTCGCGGAGGCCAGCCGCGACCCAAAAGCCCGGACGGCCCGGACGGGCCGGAGGACGCCCGCGATTGGCCCGGCTGGGAGCGTGACATGACGCTCACGTCCCTGTACGCCGACGACCTCGCCACACGCCTCGCCCAGGTCGTCGACACGACCGACCTGGCGGAACGGTGGCGCGCCGGCAACCCGGCCACCTCGACGCCCGCCGGCGAGCGCGCCACCGAACCCCCCACCGCCGGGCAGCTGGCCGCCGCGACGGCGTTCCTCGCCGACATCGTGGCGGCCATCGTCGAGGCGATCCGCCGGATCCTGCGGAACCTGTGGGCGGAGGGGTGGGTCCTCGGCCAGCAGTCCGCCGACTCGGTGGCCACGTCGGCGCCGGTGGACTGGCGGGACTGGGAACCCGGCGACGCCGACCGGGCACGCGACGTCGCCCGCCGGGAGCTGGCCGACTTCACCTCCGCGCAGGCCGGTGAACCGGCCCGGCTCGCCGACACGCGCGCCGGTCGGATGGCGCGGCTCCTCGCCGAGGCACTCGACAACGACTGGACCGCCGGGCAGCTCGCCGGGAAGCTCACCACCGCCCTGACCGGCACGGCGCAGGCGTTGCGGACCGCGCACACCGAACTGTCCAGGGCTCAGAACGAGGCCGCCTACCACGTGTACCTCGACGCGGGTGTCGCCGACGTGGACGTCGTGACAATGGGCGACTCCCGCGTGTGCGGCCTGTGCGACGACCTTGAGGCCGACAACCCGCACCCGCTGGCCGCCATGCGTGACCTGACGCTCGTCCCCGCGCACTCGATGTGCCGGTGCGCGGCCTTCCCCACCCACGTGTCCGCGTTCAGTGCCTCGGCGCGGCTGGAGGAGCTTATGAGATTTCGGATGGCGGCCGTGTGGAACAGCGCGGCGGTGACCAGGTGACCCCGCAGATCCCGCCCGTCGACCCCGGCAACACGATCCTGTCCCCGGGCCCCGCGCAGCTGTCGGCGACACGCGGCGACGTGGCCGGAACCCCGCACCTGATCGTGACGGTGCGGACCGGGTCCGCCACGGTGACGGTGTTCCTGGACAAGGACCAGGCGCGGGACTGGTCGCGGGTCCTGGGCGGCGGCTGCGCCCAGTTGGGCGGCCTGATCGTCGGCGCGCCGATGCCCGCCGGGGAGAAGGTGCCCGCATGAACGCCTGGGAACGCAACGCG